TACTGCTTCTTCAATTTCTTCCTGAGGAGCATAAACTTCAGAATATGCTTCTACCAAACCGCGAAGTTCTTTAGAGTCCATTTTTACAAATACTTTTTTAGGTATTTATAAATTAAACTAGTTCAATTGGGTAATGTTCAGAATCAATATCGATTGATTTTTTAGATTTTTTTCTAAAACCACTCTCTTTACTTTTTTCAAGTTTTTCTTTTAAGATTTTGATCCACTCAGAAAAATACATTGTTGTTTTCTAAGTATTTATTCAACACCAAGAACTGCGCCGAGATTATCATCAATATTTTGAATAACTGAACGAATATCAGCAATCCGAGGAGGGACACTTACTTCGTCATAAGTGTATCCTCGCTGTGCTTCAAAAAGAACTTGACGGACTGCTGCTGCAGCACGAGCATCCATTTTAACTGTTACTTGTTTTTCTTTAGTCACAGGTCTCCCTCCACACGATTTTCACTTCTATATACGTCAAATGCACCTTCAGGATAACGAGCACTCAGTTTCTCATAGTTCATTTCCATAATCTCACGGAAGTTTGTATCAAGTGCCATACAAGCTTGAGCAAGATACCAACAGATATCACCAAGTTCACGCTTCATATGAAAGACATTTTCTTCAGTGTAAGGTTTTCCTTGGAGAATGATTTTCTTTACAACTTCAGTGAACTCTCCTGCCTCAGCAGTCATACCAAGAGCGGCAGTTAGAAGACGAGGAACATCAGCATCATTATTTGCTTCAAGTTCAGTCATTCGTGCAAGAAGTTGTGCAAAGTCACTGCTTGCAGGACTTGTGGTTTGGCGCACAAACTCAATATACTTATCGCTATCAATAACTTTTTTAGTGTTTTCAGTCATAGTAAATTTTAGAGTTCCGTCTTCAAGAGTTTCTTTTTCAATATTAATCAAAACTTAAATCCCTCAAATGATTTTTTAGGTTTCTTTTCTTCATAATCATACTCTTCTTCTTTCCCATTGTCAAGAATATCTTGTTGAGCAGATTGTTCACAGTCATAAAGACGCATCTTTGCACGGTCAATGCCAACCACAAAACGTTTGTGAATGGTTGGGTCATTATATCGATTCTTCAGTTGCTTGACTAGAATCTGTCCAAGTCCCTCCAACTCTTCAGTGCTAATAAGGGCAAACATAAGGTCAGCAGTAGCAGGAAGACCAAAGGACTCGCTAGTATCAGTAAGTTCAACATCAGAAGAACCATAACCTGAGCGAGTGGTCTGAGTAGCAGAAACAATTGGGACATTAAACTCTACTGCAAGTCCCCTAAGTTCCTCAGCAATTGCCTTGACGAAAGTATAAGAGTTGATGTTACTGTTTCCGCGATACCTAGAAGAAGCACAAATATTAAGGTAATCAATGAAAATAATATCAGGTCTAAATGACTTTTTGAGAGCAAGTTCATTAAGAAGTGATTTGAAATGTCCTGCGTGTGCTGATGCAGTAGGATACTCTTTGATTATAAGAGTGCCCTGAGTTTTCTTCGCAAGGTTTGTGACCTTATTCTCAAACATCTGCTTTGGTAGTTCTGAAATGTCCTGAATCGGGACATTAAGAAGGTTGGCATCAATTCGCTCAGCAATTCGCTCCTCCGCCATTTCAAGAGTGATGTAGAGAACGTTCCTGCCTTGCAGTAAGACGGAAGAAGCAACATGGCACATAAAGAGACTTTTTCCGACACCCGTACCAGCAAGAGCGATGTTGAGAGTCTTATTAGGTAAACCCCCTTTTGTAATTTTGTTAAAGAACTCCAAGTCGAATTCAATTTTGTCTTCCTTTTTATGATAGGACTCATAACGTTGTTCATAGTCTAACAGATAATCGTGTCCAATGTGAGTATCAAAAGATACAGCAAGAGCATCCGATAGAATGCTAGGAATGCTATCACGATTTTTCTTTTCATCCTTACCATCTGCAATATGGATTGATTCCATAAGTGCAAGATAGATAGCACGATCACGGCACCACTTCTCAGTCGTATCACATAACCAATTAAACTCTGCTGGAACATCATCAAGACATCCAATCAGATGAGTAATTTCTTTAAAAGAAGTATCGTTGATATCTTGACGCTTTTCTACTTCAATACAAAGAACTTCTTTTGTAGCTGGTTCATTGTATTCTTGAATAAACTTTAATATTTCTTCAAATACAACTTTTTGATTCGTATCCTCAAAGTATTCAGACTTGAGAAATGGAATGACTTTACGAACATATTCCTCGTTGTGCAAAAGGTTACGAAGAATAAGAAACTCAACTTGTTCCATGCGGCATATCAAATACAAATGTTATTCTAGTCTCATCACCTACGTTAACAGTTCCGTGAGGTAATTTATTATTAAACCATAATAGAGTTCCTGGTTCAACAATTACTGTGTCTGTTCCACAGAAATACTGATATCTTCCAAGAATAGAAAGATGATATCTATCCCTTGTTAGATAATAAGTCCCTTCATCAATATGTGCTCCTACAATTTCATCAACAGGCAAAGAAAGAAAACCACAACGGTGTAATTCTCTATTTCCAAATTGTTTGCGTATAATCTTTCTGATTTCACTGTGATGTTCGTATGCGGGAGTCTTGATGCTAATTTCAGAATCTCCAACAAAGTCTTCTTTGCTTTTAACTCCGCCCATTATAAGTTGCAATGCACTTACAGGCAAGTCTGCAAATCCTCTATCAACTAAGGACTGAGAATCCTTCAAATGCTTTTGATGGTCCCAGTCCTGTGGATATTTTTTAAGTTGATCTACAACTTTTGATACATTGATTCCTGTTTTCAGAATCTTAATCATTTACCGTAACTGAACTCCTCTCTTGCAATCGCATCAAGTTTTTGCATCACTTCTTCAGTGAAATACTCTTCGGGATTTGCAAGAATCTGTTTGCCGTAGATTTTCTTACCATCAATCTCATAGCGTCCTGCTACATTCTTCCAGAGTCCACCAAGTTCACCAAGTTCCAGAAGACCATAGTAACGATCAAGACCGCGCTCATCATAATACAGACGGACTTCAACATCTTTATTCTCCTTACTCAAACGCGACTTAGCAGTCTTAGCTTTGATAATATTGCCGACCACCTCCGTTCCATCTTTTTCTTTCTTTTTGCTAAGATAGATGATCGTACTTGCTGCATATTTGAGTCCAGAACCTCCTCCCATTTCTTTAGTTGGTACGTAAGCTCCGATGACATCGTATGTATGATTTGTGACAATGAGCGGGACATTTGCTTGACCTAGTTTAAGAGTTAACATTCGGAATGCACCTTTGACCAGTTGAGATTTGGTCATATCACGAACTTGTTTATCGTTTAGTGCATCTGTGATTTCTTTCTCAGTGGAAAGCATACCCAGAGAGTCTAATACAAACATACAAGGTTTGCGTTCTTCTACAGGTTTTTTTAAGTAAAGGTCTACTGCTTTGAGTGCCTTTGTACGAAACTCTTCAATAGTAACAACGTTAACAACAACCAGACGAGAAGTATCAATTCCACGGGATTCTACAAGTGATTTGGTAATAGCGGCTTCAGTATCAAAATAGAGACAATAACCATCGGAGTTAGTATCAAGAAAATTCTTAACAACGGCGAGACTGAAGAAAGTTTTTCCAGTAGAAGACTCTCCAGCAATAGCAGTAATCTTATTCCCAGATACACCACCAAATATACTACCTGAAACCAGTGCGTTAAAAATGTACGAACCCGTGTCAACATAAGTTTCAGTCTCATCAATATCTGATGCTAACTTAGTATAGTCATCACCAATTTCTTTTACAATATCTTTAAGAAAGTCCATTAAGCTACCATCCCATATTCTTCACGAAGTATTTTTTTATAAGGTAAACCTTGTTCTCTAAGTTCTTTTACCAATTTCAGTTTATGATACAAAGCAGCATCTCCACCAAATCCAAGTGCTTTTACGATTGTATTCAGTTCTTCATCATTAATAGGTAAATCCATTAGGCAAAAAAGAGTTCAAGGTTTACAGTTTTTTCTACATTCCACCCAATAGCATCAAGAATAATCTTGAGTGGTTCTAGAAATGCTTTCTCAAATTGTAGTTCATAGTCTATGTATTTGTCAAGATTAAGTTCCTTTGGAAAATCTTGAATGAATGAAATTACGTTTTCGTGAATAATATTTGGTTTTTTTAAATAGATAAATTTAATCTTTTCTCCATTTTGTATAAGAGAATATTTACCTGTTAATTTTTTCTGTTTAATATAATGATTAAACAACAATGCTCCACGAACGTGAATAGGAGTTCCTTTTATATAAATGTCGGATGAAGATGAATATTTTTGCACATCAGATGCTGAACGTGGGAAAGATATTTCTTCTGGTGACAACTTCTTGAATTTTTCTCTACACGTATCAATAAACTTAATCATATCATCTTCACTACCACTCATCATAATGTTGAATGATTCTTTCAACAATTTGCGGCAAGGGGCGGGAGTAGAAGATTTGATTGCTTCAATACCCTTGATTTTCAGTTTGGGCGATTCATAACGAACACCTTCACTATCCCAAACACTTAGAATATATCTCTTCTTTGCAGTCCAAATACCACGCTCAGCAATGCACTCTCGCTTCATAAACATTTTCTGATCATATGCATTTACATAGTCAGCCAATTCTTGGTAAGAACTTTCAATATACTTTTCAAATTCCACGTCACAGACCTTATCAAGGAACGAAACAATGCCTTGAGTAGTTTTCTCTCTGCCTTTGAATACACTTTCAACCAGAGGACCCATATTGATATACAAAGAATCAGTATCAGATGCAATGACATAATCTTCACCTTCAGTTTTAAGAACTTTATTTAAATAAGAATTCATCTTATTCATAATCCACTGAATTGATACTTGACCAGAAAAAGTAATCGCTTCAGCATTTGCTAGTTTATAATAGCGAAAATATTGATTGCCGATAGCACCATAGGCAGAATTAAGTTGAATCTTACGTGCCATCTGAATGTTATTGCACCGTGCAATCTCTTTGACTAATTCCTTATTTTTTGTTCTTTCATATTCTTGCTCTGCAGCAAGCATTTTCTTTTTAAAGATTACACGTTCATTATAAATCTTCTCCATCAACTCGGGAAGAAATCCACGCACATCTTTGCGATACATTGCACCATTAGCACATACCGCATAGTCTTTATACATTTCAAACGTAATTTCTTTATTCAGGATTTTATCAACATTAACTGTAGGATGTTTTTCTTCTACCAAAGTTTCAGGTGAAATGTTGTATTGCATAATCAAGTGTGGGTATAGCGAGTTCAAGTCAAAACTTACAACCCAATCATACAATCCAGGAATAGGTTCTTTTACATAAGCACCAGCATACTTTTCATCTTTCTGTGACTTATTTTTTTGTGGGATTACGATGTTTCTCTTTTTGAGGTAAGTGTAAATGATATTGTCCCACATTCGAACTTGATAAAACACATCAACATAATTCACCTTAGCGTCATATGCCATCGTCAAAGCAAGTTCAATCAGTTTCATCTTGTCTTCCAAGCGGTCAACAAGTTCTACGTCAATAA